TTTCGTGATTATAAATCCCAAGACGGAATCACCCATAAACTCGAGTGTTTCGTATGACCCATACAACCCCCTGTATTTTTTCAGGGCGGACTTGTGCGTAAATGCACGCTGATACAAAGATACGTCTCGGATCTTTGTACCAACGAGCTGTTCAACTTTTGTACGATCGATCGACGGTGCGTCGATCAGCTCATCCATGGTGTTTTCTTAGTATTCACGTTCTTTTTTTTAAGCCTTCGGAGTCGCTGTTTTCTTCGCCGATGGACGGGCCGCCTTCGGCTTCTCATCAGCCGATGGTGCAGAAGAATCGACAGGGGTCTTCTTCTCCTTTGGGACCACGGCGGGCTTGATGTAATGGGGATTAATAAACTTCTGGAGATTCAGAATAGTAACGATAGTTCCATCGGGTGGGTTCAACAGATCCTTCAGCGTCGCATCGAGTGTGATCTGCTGACCATTCTTCAAATTCTTGTCTGCGACGTACTTGTAAATCTGCTTGTTCACCTCGCTCCGAGAAATCTTCTCATCAGCACCCAAACACAGGAATAGACGTAGCTTGTCGGACACATCCAAAGGCTTGTTGAAACCATTGTTCGATGCACGAGCCTTGGACTTCTCACCGGTTGGATCCTCCAACAGCTGCTTGACTCGTCGTAGATCCTTGCGCAGTGCCTTGATTTCCGCCTGTAGTTCCTCCATAAGTACTTGTTATACTTTGAATATCTTTAACTACGTTTCTGTTTTCGTATATGAAAATGACGAGTAAAATCACAAGCATTGGCCATGTTAACATGGGACCGAGTACTAGAAAGGCGATAAGATGCCAAATCTTAAAACGCCCCCAGATGGGTGTGTCGCGTATGAACTCGTATGTTTTCTGCGGGTCCATCCTACTGTCAGGTATCTAATTTTTTTGAGACGACGCCGAGGACAAGAAGAACACAGTACAGGATCCCCAAGACGATCAAAAAGATATTCAGGGGCGTCCATGTAGTTGAAAAAGGTGCGTCTGCTGATGTTGATGCTGCTGCTGTTGATGTATCAGTCGGACATCCTCCAGGACAACATCCAGCATCACACCCGTACAAAAAGTTCTTATCGATGTAGCTGCAGATCGACCCAGACACAGGAAGCGATGCCATGGGTGTGATTCCAGGAATAGGTTGTGTGTGACATGCACACCCTCGACCAGTATATTGGGATCCACAGAAACTCATATCTACTTAGAGCTTTAGAATAAATTGTATAATAACATGCTGTTCGGTACACCGACGAAACTGCCTGATGGCCGATACTTTCTGAAGATGACCCAAGATGACCAGACTCGGATAATTTATCAGGTGAACTCGGTTCTCCTTGAACCTTCTACTCAGGACTCGAGTGTGACGGTCAAGACTATCCAGCAAGAGACTCTTTTCTCGGAGATTGATGAGACTATCCTGACTCAAGCGAAAGCATCGAAGCAGGCATGGTTCGGAAAGGAGGTTTCAGACGAGACGGTCATGTCGGCATACCAGAAGAGCCTCAGTTCTGAGCGCGAACTTTTCGCTTCTTTCGTGACTATCAAAGGCAAAATCGTCTCGACGTTTTACGACCCACAGAAGAACATCCTCGAGGGAGTACAGGCCAATACACCCGTCGATATATTGCTTGAACTTTCGGGACTCATGTTTACGAAACGTTCTTTCGAGCCGGTATGGAAGGTTGTCCAGGCACGCGTCAAGGCTCAACCGAAGAACAAATTTCCACGAGAGTACCTTTTCACAGACGAACCAGAGGCGGCCGAGGAAGATGAACCGGACCTGTAGAAAAAAAGTCGCCGTACAATATAAATATGGACGGCAAAGGTCTCGCAGTTCTGGTTCTGCTGTTTCTGATCGCTCTCCTCCTCTTCATGCCACAGCGTAGCATGTACACCCCAAGCGGAAGTGATCCAGTCGGTGTTTCAGGGGTCAGCATACCAGGCGCAACCTCAAGTACATCAGGCGGTGCTATGGTCGCACAAGCATCCGAGACGACTGAATTGGCTGGTATGGGCCTACCAGGTGCTCCTTTCGATGGTTCATCCAGTGGCAGCTTCATGGTTGATCAGGTTCCGACGGACACGAACGTTGGCTTGATCCCGAAAGAAGTGGTGACGACCGAGGATTTCGGACAGTTCAGTCCGGATGCCATCTTGTCCGGTCAGAATTTCCTGGATCCGCGTGCCCAGATTGGTTTCCCAGAAACCATCGGCGGAAATCTGCGAAACGCCAATCGTGATTTCCGTTCCGAGCCGACGAACCCTCGTGACCCAGTAAGCATCTTCAACCTGTCCACTATTCCTCCGGATACCATGCGTCCTAAGTTTGAGATTGAGAACGAATACAAAGGCTACGCGTAAAAAAACACCTAAAAAATCAAAGACGATGTAATACTACACAATGTCTGAGATTCGAGATGTCATGTCAGAATGGCTCGCACTCAAAGCTCAGCTCAAAGCTGCTCGCGCGGATATCAGTGTTCTGAATAAACGCGAGAAGGAGCTTCGAACTGAGGTTCAGCATTTTATGAAAAAGATGAAACAGGACGTCGAAGAGGATGTCCAGCCCGTCGTAAAAATTCAGGGTCAAAAGGTTTCGTTTCAGACCAAAGAGTCTAAAGGCAGTATCACCAAAGAAATCATATTGAAAGGACTTCAGTCCTACTTCGGAGGGAACGAAGCACAGATCGAAGGCGCGTTCCAGGCGATCCTTGACGCCGTTCCAGTAAAGGAACGCGACGTACTTACAGTACGCAAAGATGGGTCTTCATAATGAGTACGGTTCGGATGTTTTCATGTACGAGGATGCACGCGAAGATGAAGAGTTCGAGGAGCAGGATTTTGAACTCGACGAAGAAACGTGGCAGGATTGGTACAGTGAACATATATTGAATATGTGGATGTCACTTCGCCAGTATATCGAAGATAACTCTCTCCAGAGCACTTTGCTTAACAGAGCATCCTATCCGGATTTCGTTCAGTTCGTTCAGGCCGTGTCGCGTGTCTCTATTCCTCATCGTCGTCAGCAAATTTTTAGAAGTGAATAGTACATGGCGATCGACATCACTGGTCCAAAAGTCTTAACCCCGGCTATCCTTTTCGCTCTTCTCAGTCCAGGACTTATCCTGTCTCTCCCGTCTCTACGTTTGTTTCCGGGCGTGAAGACGGACTTCAAAGCAACACTGCTGCATGCTATCGTTCTTGCCCTCGTGTACTACATCATTGCGTGTTGCATCCTTCGTATTTCTCTTCGGCCGGCGGATCTCGTCGTTCCTGTCGTGCTTTTCATCCTCTTGACACCAGGCATTCTCTTGACCATACCACCTGGACGGAAGGGGGTGTTCATGTCTGGTCAGAGTTCGCTGTCGGCCATCGGTGTCCACACGATAGTGTTCGCTCTTTTGTTTTCATTCCTGCGCGGTAAATTCCCAAATGTCTATTAATATATTTGTAATAAGATGAAACATATCGTCATCGGCCCAGGAGCTATGTCTTACTTTGTCTTTATGGGAACGCTCAGTGCACTTACAGATAAAGGTGCACTCAACGATCTTGAGACCATTTCCGGATCATCGGCCGGAGCACTTCTTGGATTCATGTACATTCTCACACAAGGGAATGTTCAAGATTTGTTCCGAGAAAGCATAGATATTCCTGTTCATACCGTCATGAAACCGAGTATCAAATCGCTTTTTCGTTCGTACGGTCTTGTATCATCGAAGAAGATCCTAACCGTATTATCTTCTTTGACGCGAAAGTTTTCTTCGCATGAACATCCAACGTTCAAAGAATTGTACGAGCATTATCCGGTAAAATTTTATGTTTCGTCGTGTTGTGTCGAACTTTCTACGACGCATTACTTTTCGGTCGATACACATCCAAACATGTCTGTCCACGAAGCACTCACGATGTCGATCGCTCTACCGTTCCTTTTACAAAGTGTCAAGTACCAAGAATGGCATTACATCGATGGTGCCATGCTCGAAGAAACACCATGCGGTGCGATCCTTCATAAAGATCCGTCAGATGTCCATGTGATCCGAGTCAATACGTACACCGGTCCGACACACGTCAAGGATCTACAGACGTATGGGTTTCAAGTCCTCTGGACGGCATCCATGCTCCGTCACAAGTATAGGCATTTCTCAGGCACATGCATCGACATGGACGACATGGACGTTTTCGATTTTACGATGGCCCTTGATTCAAAAGTAAAGATGTTCGTAAAGGGATACATGTCATGTACGATTTCCCAGTTTCAATCTGAAATCGGTCATCTTCAAACGCTTTCTGAACAACAGATGCCGTGTCAATCACATCCTGAGCAGATGTGTGATGCTGCGTCCGACCAGTCACGTACGTCACAAGCTCCGCAAGACGAGCCGATGATCCACCCGCTTTGATGTACTTTTCGATAAACTTCGGACAACGGCGCGTCAAAATCTGTTGCGTACACACCTTGGCGATACCCGGCCATTCCGGAAATACGCAACACGATTCAGGGTACGCGGACGGATCTTTGCGGAACATTCGTGTTTTGTATCGCTCATCCGTATCGACCAAGAATTGAATGTCTCGGTCGATCGAGTGTCCGAACCATGTCGAATCTTTCATTGTCGTCATCATATGTTTGAGTGCGACACTGAACGGCAAAGAAATGACCGTTCCTCCGACACGAACTGTATCGACGATGGTCTGACCTAATTTTCTGACGACGGTAACATCTTCAGAAACACACGGATCTTGGAGAGCCTCTGCGATGAAAATCGTCTGAAGCGGCTCGTATCTTGTCTGGATCGAAGTTTGATATTCCGGATCGAAGCCTCGGCCGCGACTTTTCCATTGTTTCCGAACGGTAAACTCGAAAAACATCATGCTCACAGAAAAGACAGCACTTGACCCATCAGTCATATGCTTGGACTCGACATCAACGATAAACCCTTTCATATAGTCAGTGGTGCATTTGAATTTTTTATCTTCGAATATAATATGACTATGATCCAGCGTTCCGGATATACTCAGGTTCGACAACCGATGACCATTCACGTCCGAAAGACAATGCGTCACCGTGCGTACACATATCGTCGTAGAGGTGGCAGAACGCACGTTCAATCATCGATGATTGTGAATCGCGGACAATCAGGAAAGGGGCCGAAACTCATTCCGATCACCCGTCCAGGCATGCTTACGATGTTCGGGTATTCCGTCAGTAAAAACGCAACTGCGCGCCATCGCGCGTTGAACAAGGCGATCGCAGATGGTGGTCAGAAACCCCTCTCCGTATTCCGTCGTCTGCAGGCTATCGCGACACTCTCGAAACGCACCATGCCGAGCTATTCGAAAACGTACCGTTTTGATCGTAATTATATCGGACGGAAATTTCTCAAGTGAAATTTTTCCTAGCGTCGAACAGACATGAGCATGATGAGAATGAGACCGATCACAAGTATACCTGTCACAACCATAAATGCCTTCTCTTTTGTTTGAAACAAGCCTTCGCGTAAAGGAGCTGGCAATCGTTCGATACGCTCCGGTGAAGCGGGAACAATGTCGACATGAAGACGCACGGCAAACGAGTTTGTTTCAAGACCATGGAAATTCAAGAGTGACCCGTACCGGTCTCGCCATCGGATCGTTAATCGATCGAGCGAATCGAGTCGCGATGGAAAATCAACAGACACTTTATAATCAGCATGTTCTTTGAATGACTTGTAATTGCCGCTATTCACATCCATAGGAATGAGTGCAAACGATGTCGCAGACGTGTTACTGTCGGTCGTAATCTGCCCGGATGCCAAAGTGACCAGTTGTCGCGCGTCTGTCGTCAAGGGTGTTCGAAACTCATCAATATCGAGCCAAGCATACTCGCTTGTCCCGAAATTGACAACCGATGTCGATTCGACGAACGTCATCGCCCCTGGCCACATGTTCGAAAACTCTCGATTCGACAGAAGGTTCGACGCGTTCGTTTGACCCAGAGGAAGACCGAGAATCTTGGAAGCTTCGCTCGTCAACACTGTGATGGTCGAGAAGGTTCCGTACAGAACGAATTTGCCTTCAGCAGACATGTACACGAGAGTCGCATTTGAAATTTGTTTCGATCCGTTCACAACATCTGTGAGACTCGACGTGGAGTAAAAGCCTGGGTTCAGAGAGACACCCGTCGTGTCCACTTCGAAACAATAGTCCGGTGATGATATATTATACATCGTATTCGGTATGATCGCCGAAACCAAATCTACTTGTGTGATATTTTTGATCGGTTGCATGAGATGAAGGGTATATGTATTTCCGTAGGGATAGAGTGTCATGTCACGCTGTGAAGAATCGGCATAGACGATTATTTCACGCATTTCTATTTTCTAGAAATATAATAATAATGCCTCGTCGACCGCGTCACATCACGGTGACGCGTCGATGGCCCGAACGGTACTTTTCAGGACTCACGACGAGTCAGAAAAAGATGCGTGAAAAAGAATTGTTACGTCGTCGATGGGTCATGCACCCGTCGATGGGTCCATCGAACAGGTTCGCCTCCTCCAAGAAAAGCAAATGGACCCTTCAGTTCCACAAGGTGTACCCAACGCTCCCATTCAATAAAGCCACCATCGCACGTCGGACTGGTATTCCGAGAAAAGCGCTCGACACTGTCTACGACCGCGGCCTCAAAGCGTGGCGTACAGGTGGATCGAGGCCCGGTGCGACCGCGCAACAGTGGGCGACAGCCCGTGTATACAAGTACATCCTCGTGACGAAAAAGAAAGCACCGAGAGAATGGTACGCGACACGTTTCGATCCTGATGACAACTTAAGAAGGAAAAGTGCAAAGTGATGTACGATGAAGATCGTTTTCTGCTTACCCGGACGAACATATTCGCGTGAATTTTTAATCTCGTGGACAGACCTGTTCATACAAGTGACTGCGCGAGGACATCAATGTATATTTTCCCAGCAATATTCCAGCGTCGTTCACTTTGCGCGCGCCAAGTGTCTCGGTGGTGATGTTCTCAAAGGGAATCACCAAAAACCATTTCAGGGTCTTGTCGATTATGACGTCATCATGTGGATCGATTCGGACATGGTGTTCAAATCTTCCGATTTTTTCGCTCTACTCGATAGCCCGTACGATGTCACGGCGGGTCTGTACATGATGGAAAACAACAAGGAGTTTGCCGTCGTCAGGGAATGGAACGAAGATTTCTTCACGAAATACGGGTGTTTTAAATTTTTACGCCCGGAAGACATCGTCGGAGCCCCTCAATATATCAAAGTTGCGTATGCCGGCATGGGATGGATGATGATCCGGAAAGGCGTCATCGAAAGTATAGAGTACCCATGGTTCCGAAGCGATCTTCATAGAATAGGGGACATGACTGACGTCATGTCCGAGGATGTGTCCTTCTGTCGTGCGATTCAAGCGGTCGGTCACGATATTTACGTCGATACGAAGATTCGCGTCGGACACTTAAAAAGTTTCGTCATATGATAAAGATGTCGTCGGTTCGCGCATTGATTCATACTTCAGCACGTCAGATTTGGCATTCACTTGGCCCCGGTTTCTCGGAACGCATGTACCATAACGCGATGGAAGTGTGTCTCCGGAACGCGTGCATTCCATACGAAACCGAACGTATCATCCCCGTATCATTCATGAATCATACTATTGGAAATTTACGTGCAGATCTTATCGTTCAAAACAACTATGTCGTCGAACTCAAGTCGGTTCGCGGCTTGAAAGATGAACATCGGACACAAACACGTCTGTATCTTCGACTTCTTGGACTTTCGGACGCCGTTTTGATCAACTTTCCGACACATACGGATGTCCTCGAGATTGAAGATTTGTGTGTTCAATAAAATTTCTCGCGATATCGTATATGGATGACCCACCAAAGTGGCTCCGTTGGGTTCCTTTATTTGCGATTCTCGTGACTGTTCTCTCGTTCATGTTCGCCCTATTCGTCTTGTATCCATGGCACCCGGAATTCTTCAAACAGCTCAGAAAAATTTAACTGCGACTAAGTAAGAAAATGATCGACGATGAAAAGATCCCAGATCCACCAGCATGGTTCGTATGGATTCCGGTCGCGGCTTTGTGTCTGTCCGTGACCATCTTGATCTTTCAGGTCGTCGTCCTTCACGGGTGGCACATGAAAATATCAAAATCGTTGGCACGAAAACTTTCTTGAGAGATTGACAGAAGACATGGCATTATGGAGTGTACTTGCAATGTCATGCGCCGAGCTATTCGGAAATTGTCATTTTAAATTTTTTGCCGAATCGGGCAACAAGGCGCACCACAACTTACTTCTCGGACTTTTAGGGTACGCTGGTGTACTCTTTTTTCTCGTGAAGAGTTTTTCAAAAGCGAACATGCTCTACGTATCGGCTTTATGGGAAGGGATGATTACGATTCTCGGTGCAGGCGTTGCTTTTTTCCTGCTCGGGGAACGGTTTAAACATCCTATACAATGGGTCGGACTTGTCCTTGCACTCATTGCTGTACTTATGGTTCATTTTGGTGAATCACTCTAACGAATATTCGCGACGGATCTATTCAATCCTGCACCCATATTTCCGCTCGAAACGTTCGACATGCTTGACATGGCCGGAGGAGCGACTGCGGTCGGAACAGGTGCACCGACGTTCATGTTTGAACTCTTTCCAAAGAGAAAAAACATGGACACGATGAGTGCGATAGCCGTCACGACGATGAGTGCGATAGCCCACCCCGGAAACGAAGCAGGAGGTGTCGTCTGTTGCTGCTGCTGATTAGACGCCATATTGTATACTAGGTAATTTATTTCCGTGTACGGACGTACTTACCGGAAGAGACAACGGATCCGGGGATTGTGTAATATGATCATAATATGAAAGTTGTTGCATAATCCCAGTCTGTATGGTTCTCGTTGCTTCCTGGATGACGATCGCGTTCATCTCGGGGACTTGGGATTTCGAGTCAGGCTGACTGGCCATGCGCATGTAGACGTTATGCATCAAGGCTCGGAGATCCGAGTCGTTCTGACGATCGATCGTCATTCCCGTTTTCGTCTTTACGTTTCTGATGATGGCTCCATGGATATACTCTCGGTTGAAGGGTGAAAAAAATGCATCCGCGAGCGGGGAAGGCCATACACGGTAATTGCTCATCGTGTCTTAGTATACACGAATAAAAAGTTTACACTCTGTAGATGCAGATGAAAGTTCAGAAGCGGAACGGAGATATCGTACCCGTACTTTTCGATAAGGTTGTTTCACGTATCGCAAAGTTGTGCGGTGGTTTGGATGTTCAAGCGGACAAGGTGGCCCAAAAGGTATTCATGAGTATGTATGATGGTATAAAAACGAGCGAGATTGATGAAGTTTCGGCTGAAATTGCCGTTCATATGCAAACGGAATCGCCCGATTACGAGATTCTCGCGACACGGATCGTCGTGTCGAACATGCACAAAACAAGCCCAAAAACGTTTTCGGACTGTGCTCTTGTTTTGCACACGAAAGGTATTCTGAGTGATACCTTCATGAAATGTCTGGCGCTCGAGCTGGACACGGTCATCGAGCCGACGCGGGATTACTCGTTCGGGTACTTTGGTTTGAAAACACTCCAGCGTGGATATTTGCTGCCGGGAGAAACACCCCAGTACATGTTCATGCGTGTCGCGGTCGGTATTCACGGCGATGATCTGAATCACGTCAAAGAAACATATGACCTCATGTCTCGGAAATTCTTTACGCACGCGACACCGACGTTGTTCAATGCCGGGACAAACCGACCACAACTTTCGAGCTGTTTCCTGATTGCCACAAAAGAGGATTCGATCGAGGGTATTTATGACACTCTGAAAGAGTGTGCCCAAATTTCGAAGTGGTCTGGCGGTATCGGTTTACATATATCGAACGTCCGTTCGAACGGAACTGCGATCAAGGGGACGAACGGTGTCGCCGACGGGATCGTTCCGATGCTTCGGGTCTTCAATAACACGGCTCGGTACGTGAATCAAGGAGGTGGTAAACGCAAAGGTTCTTTTGCCGTGTACCTTGAGCCATGGCACGCGGACGTCTTGGAATTTCTCGAGTTGCGTCTGAATCAGGGGGATGAAGAGGCTCGGTGTCGAGATTTATTCACAGCCCTGTGGATTCCAGACTTGTTCATGCAAAAAGTCACAGAGGATGGAGATTGGTACTTGATGTGTCCGAACGAATCCCCTGGACTCCAAGATGTGTACGGTGAGGAATTCAACGAATTGTACCGTTTGTACGTCGCCCAGGGACGGTACAAACGTGTTATCAAAGCGCGTCAGATTTGGGACGCCATGCTCAAATCGCAGATCGAAACGGGCACACCCTACATGGGATATAAGGATTCTGTCAACGCCAAGTCGAACCAGAAGAACATAGGCGTCATCAAGTCTTCGAATTTGTGTATGGAAATCGTGGAGGTTTCAACGCCGGAAGAAACCGCCGTGTGTAATCTGGCGAGCGTATGTTTGCCTTCTTTTGTTTGGCCGAACGGTCATTTCGATCTGACGAAACTTCATGCTGTCGTTCGTGTCATGACTCGAAATCTGAATCGGATCATCGATACGAATTACTACCCGGTCGAGACGGCCCGAAGAAGCAATCTGAAACATCGACCGATCGGTATCGGTGTTCAGGGGCTTGCGGATGTGTTCATGATGATGGGTCTCCCGTTCGATTCTGAAAAGGCTCGAGCTCGACACCGTTTGATTTTCGAGACGATCTACCATGCCGCACTGACTGAATCTTGTACTTTGGCACAAGAAGAAGGCGTGTACGAAACGTATCACGGATCGCCTGCATCCCAGGGTATTCTTCAACCGGATATGTGGAAGACCGAAACATCGGATCTCGTATGGAAATGGACGCAGCTGCGCCAGGATATAGCAACACACGGACTCCGAAATTCCTTGTTGATCGCACCCATGCCGACCGCCTCAACCTCGCAAATCATGGGAAACAACGAGTGTTTCGAACCGTATACGACCAATCTGTACCTACGTCGGACGCTCGCCGGTGAGTTTGTCGTCGTGAACAAACACCTGGTGAACGATCTGAGATCGATCGGGCTGTGGAACAAGGAGATTAAAGATTCGATCATTCGAGACGGAGGATCGATCCAAAATCTCACGGGTGTTCCGGATTCGCTCAAAGCGATCTATCGAACCGTGTGGGAGATTCCGATGAAGAGTCTGATCGACATGTCAGCCGAGCGAGCCCCGTATATCGATCAATCGCAAAGTTTGAATCTCTTCGTGGAAAATCCTACACTCGCAAAGCTTTCGTCCATGCACATGTATGCGTGGAAGAAAGGTCTGAAAACTGGCATGTACTATTTGAGAACGCGCGCGAAAGCCAAGCCTCAACAAGTGACTATCGCCGAAGAAGTTCTCGCATGTCGACGTGACAATCCGGACGGATGTGTAATGTGTTCCTCTTGAAAAAAAAATGTCATTCTTCAGTATGGCGAATAACGCAACATCCCGTGTACAAAATAGAAAAACACCGGCGCGGAACAACGAGGCAAATAGCGTATCGAACGTTCGTCGTTTGAAACTTGAGCGTGCATCCGCGGCGTATGCGCGATACATGATCGAAGGAACACAGAGGGCGTGGAATGCGTTCGTTCGGGCATATAGACTTCTCGCTTGAAAAAAAAATTCTTTGTTCATAGTACATATGAGCATCCATAATGCTGCGTTCAACGGAAATATACGTCATGTCCGGAATCTTTTGAATTCAGGAACGAACGTCAATCTTCGTAACAACCAAGAAGGTCAAACTCCGCTCATTTCTGCTGCGAGGGGAGGACATCTCGATATCGTTCGACTTTTGATTTCTCGAGGAGCACACGTGAATGCGCGTGATACGGCAAGTCGTATATCACCGCTCATGGGGGCTGCGGCGGAGGGTCATGTTCAAGTTATTCGTGAATTGGTCAAAGCGGGTGCATATGTGAATGCGCGGTCCGAATTCGGAGAAACACCGATCATGTTCGCGGCGATGAATTCTCACCCTCGCGCTGTCCGTGAACTTTTGGACGCGGGTGCGAATCCGAACCCAAATATCGAAAACATTCACGGAACCACTATAATCGGACATTCGACCGGAAATAACATCGGTAACATGTTACGGACGTATCGACCGGCTATGAAGTGGCTCAAACGTTTGCAAACACGTTCAGCATACATATCACTCGTACGTCGCGGACTCCCGAAAAGTATTTCGAGTAACATCACGTCACGTGCGTTCAAACGCAAACATTCTTGAATGATTGCGCCAACCGGGTGCCGCCCCCGGGTCGTCGGCTCATAAGACCGATGCACTGACTGTTGTGCTATTGGCGCAATCATGAGACGTTCATAATCTCTAAGAGAGAATTCGTCGAACACTGTTGTTCGGGAGACTTTTTCGAAGGGTCGACGCCGCTGACGCGCGTCGTCGAGTCTTCGCAGCACGCGCGTACCGCTGAATGGTACGCGCCGCCTTATTCGCGACTCGTCGATTCAGAGTCGTGTTTTTTATATACGCACCGAACCCAGGGTAAAGAATCATGCCGTACTCTTGACGAAGTTCGTCTCGGGCTCGTTTGTATTCAACCTGAGCCGTATAGTATTGTGTCGTGGCGCGTTCCAGGTGTTTACTGGCCGTAACGTACGCTCGTTCGCGTGGTGTGAGTACCATATACACCGTACTTACATTTTAATCTGAGAAAGGTACTTGAAAAGCGTCGTACGTTTCGCCTGATTCGTCGGGTTCATACGATCGCCTTTATCCGGGTGTATTATGAGCGCTATACGTTTGTAGGATGCGTCAGCCGGAATGTTTTTGCCGAGCCAGTTTTTAGCAAGACGGCGGATCTTCGAAAGAGACGTTCGTTCCGTATTACGTTTGAAAAGTGCGTTATAATTTATGACGGTACTACGAGGCGGAGACGGTGCTCGGCGAGGCGGAGGTGGTGGTGGAGGAGGTTTGCTCTTCTTCTTCTTCAAATCAGCAAAAAAACCATAATCACCCGTACGTGTATCTTTAACACGGGTCGACGGAAGGACTTCGACGATCCCACTGGCCGAGGTACTGTAATAGTACTTTCCGTTTTTCTTGTACACGCGCTTTTTCGTTCCGATGGTTTCGTACACCGTCCTTACATATCCCATGGATGTCCATGCAGGTGACGCTGGAGGGGAAGGTGCTCGGCGACGGCGGGGTGGAGACGTTGATAACCATGAACGTAGGGGCTTAACCGTCCCTGACGCGTTTCGAACCAGATGGTTCAACGTGATTGAATAATCCGCGTTTCGGCCTGTTGGGACGCGAGTACGAGCATAGTATCGTCCCGAAGATTCCTTCTTGTAGATTGAGCGCCCAGAACGAGCATTCGTGTATGGTGTCTTTGTGAATCCCGCCTTAGGAGGCGTACGTGCCGAAGATCCCGAAGGCCCTGAAGCAGCAGCGCGCTCAAATTTGTACACTTTACGCCCGCCCTGGAGAACGTATTCACCGCCACGCGGACCTTTATGGATCTGTCGACCTTTCGTGTTATACTCAACCATACTTTTCTTATAGATTTTTTTTCTTGGACGTCTCGAGGATCCAAAGGAAAAACGCAACTGGTATTCCTGTACATAAAAACACCATCAGTCTTTTCGGTCGAGACGGTGGTTCGCGTACGACGACGATCGTGGACTGCTGTGGCGCGCGACACATGGGACACTCTGGTTTCAGATCCATACACGTCGCATGACAAGAGACATGCATCGTTTTTCGACAACACTTCATAGTGATTGTCGATACCTCTTCATCGAGAGGTATCAAACAAATAGGGCATTCGTCCATTGATGAATGGAGACGAAAAAAAAAGCTCGACTACAATGTATGGTGAACAAGCCTCAGCCAAAAGATTACTCCAACTTTCAATCGTACGCGAACGCCGTTCGCCAGTGGTACTTGAACAAACCACAACAAAACACGAACTCGTTGCAGCTATTTACGAATGCGCTCCACAACTACTTTCGGGAACGCGGTGGACCATCCAATCAGCAGAATATGGTCCAACGTGAAGTCATAAAGATGTACAAATCTTTGAACAATGTAGTGAAAAACCATAGGAGAGTACCCGAAACATATTACAAAATGCTAAAAAAATTGAAAACAAGACCACGTAACAATATGGGGACAGTTCACGAGAACTTGAAGAAATTCAAACGTAACCTTCGACTCTCAAGTACCAATAACGCCAGTTTGAAAACCTTCAGCAAGATTTTCGAGAAAGAAACTGGAACACAACTCGGACCAGCATATAATATTCTTAAGAAGAAGCTTACGTCATGGAAACCTACCGGAAAATACCTAAACTGGTCCCAGCAAATAAAATTATTGCGACATCCAAACACTGGAAACATCGGGTTCATGTCGAGTGATGGGAATTGGTACCGATGGGCAAATAGCCATCGACGCGGAATGTACTTTGAACCCAAAGGGGCGAATAGGAATCAAACAAAGTATTTGAGGAATCTGAACATTTGGCGGAACGAAGACGGAATCTTGTGGGTACACATCAACGGAAAATGGTACAGAATCAAGCTTCCGTAAGAAAAAAAATCTCAAGTACAAAGTAAATGATGGCAGCTATTCATGTCGCGGCTCATATCGGAAATATGAATCGCGTCAAGGCGCTTCTGAACCAGGGCGTTCCCGTGAATACGCGTACCGATGATGGGTGGACACCACTTCACATAGCTGCTAAAAATGGCAAATTGGAAGTTGTCAAGGAACTTCTTAGGCGGGGGGCACGCGTGAATGCTCGGAATCATTGGGGGTACACACCACTTCACTACGCTATAAGTTGGGGACATTCACGAGTTGCTCATGTACTCGTCGAGGCGGGTGCAAAACTCTCGTATAGAACCGAAGAAGGTAAAACGCCTTTCAACGTAGTCGATCCGTCCTACGGTCCGAATCTTCGCGCGGCTCGCACAGCAGCCGGTACGTATCTGTTACGCGTATTCAAAAAACGAAAAGCGGAACGTATGCTTTTGTCTCCTCGACTTTTCGGTGAAACCTCTCTAGACACAAACTCTATTCGAAAGATATCACGACTCGTGACTGTTCGAAAAAAATATTGAGTACAAAGTAAATGATGGCAGCTATTCATGCCGCGGCTCAATCCGGAAATGTGAATCGCGTCCGAAATCGTTTGAATGCAGGGACGAACGTGAATGAACCCAATCTTCATTTCAGGTATACGCCGCTTCACTTTGCCGCAAAGTCCGGGCGCCTCGATACCGTCCGTTTTCTTCTCGATCGAGGTGCTTCTGTAGATGCACGGACTGCATATAAAGAAACACCACTCTTGCTCGCGTCAGCTCAAGGATACGTGAATGTTGTCGAAGAACTCATTCGACACGGAGCTCGCGTGAATGCACGCGATTCTTCAGGTAAAACATCTTTGATGTACGCCACCCATTTCGCACACCCACGAGTCGTTCGTGTACTTGTCGAGGCTGGTGCAAAACTCTCGTATCGAAACGTTACGAACGGTGGAGTTTCAGCTTCGAATCTCGCGCAATACAACACAGTTCGATCCGCGCTCGGCGCTCGGGTCGTACAACGACTCAAGAAACGAAAGGCGGAACGTATGCTTTCGTCGCGTCGACTTCTCGGAGGAACACCTCTTCCACCGAACGCCATTCGAACAATCTCACGATTCTTGACTGTTCGAAAAAAAACATCATGATACCAAATACATAGTTTCGATAACTTCACTCCGTCCTTTTCCCGTTTCGGTTCCACGACCGACGTACCGTTGATACTCTCGATCGAAACGCTCGTACGTATACGGTTCGAGCAATTTTTTCCAATCGTCCGCGCCGATCAAACCTTCGTCGTTATATGAAATGAGGATGTACCGAGCGACCCGAAGAGAACTCGCGATCAGATCCTCCATTGCCTTGATCGCCGCGGCTTTGGTGTTATACTGAGACTTTGTGCGTTCTTTCGGGAGACCAGTCACTTGATTGTATTTTGTCGGACGTTTGTTTTCCGCAACAACGTTGAGCAGAAAATAGTACGCACCATACTCATGCTGATTGTATGGTGGATCGTAATAAATCAGATCGATCCGTTTCCCTTCTTCGGACCATTCACGTACAAGGGTGTTGATATCTTTTCGGTACGCATACCCTTCGCACGGTTGATCGTTCCACACAGGGACATCGAGTTTCAAAGGGTCTGTGACGCGTTTCCCAGACACTTCGAAATTTCCAATCCCTTGTTTATCCTTGATGAACGCTTTCAAATGACCGAGCGTGTTTGCGTGCGTTGACATTTGCACCAGGATCGGACAGAGACACCACTGTTTGATATCAGGTTCGACAGTAGTCTCAACGTACGTACGCCACGTATCGATACGTAAAGCGTTCTCGTGTGTGAAGAAACATCGTTCCCCCTCCTTGATATCTTGTGTATTTTGTGGGGCGTACATGTCAGTCACGATCCCGGGAATGAAATCCGTGATCGAATTCATGGCGGCGATATGTTTTTCGATTCTCAATTTTTGTTCGGGGGTTGGTTGCTGAATGAAACAACCGGCGGCGATATATGCATGCGTTTCCATATCATTCGCATGAATCTCGGACGCATGCCGAGTCAACATTCGGGCAACGACCGTCGATCCTGTGAATCCGTCCAGGATTGACATGCGTTCCTTTCCGAGTTTCTTTTTGACGTCAATGACAACATGCTCTATCGCATCGAGAAGTTTACGTTTGTTCCCCAGATACGTGTACATGCGCTGAAAGACGAATTCGTTCGACATTACAACGATATATATTCACGTCTTTAGTTCTGCAATAAAATAATATGCGATAATAGTAAAAGATGCAACCCATTCATTACGCGGTCTCAAGCGGAAATGTGAATCGCGTCAGGGCGCTTCTCAATCAGGGTGTTCCCGTGAATACTCGTTCTAGTCATGCTGGTTGGACACCGCTTCACTATGCTTCTAGTTACGGATACTTAAATATTGTTAAAGAACTTCTCAGGCGCGGGGCACGCGTCAATCCTCGTGATCATGGTGGTCGAACACCACTTCAAATGGCTTCCCACGAAGGACGCTCCCGTGTCATGAGCGCACTCATAAAGGCGGGCGCAAACCCAAAGTATAGAAACTGGCAAGGAAACAATTCTTATAATTATGCAAGATATGGCGGCGCGAACCCAAACGCCTTGAATACTTCCCGCGCCGCGACGAAATGGTTGGCGATGCATAGAAAACGAAAAGCGGAACGTATGCTTTTATCGCCTCGTTTGCTTGGATCGACGTCCCTGGCCAAGAACCAGAATGCGATTCGAACGATCGCTCGATTCCTGACCGTCAAAAAGAAATCTCCGTCAAAGAGTAAATGATATTTCCTGTTGGTTTAGGATTTTTTCACAAACTCAGCACATCGTTCAGACACGCTGCTCGAGAAGGCGCCGTAGAAACAGTCAAAGAGAAGATACTCAAAAAAGAAGATGAGAAAAAAGAGGCTTCTGTAGATGACCTTAACAAATTTGCAGATTTCATACGCAAGCACAATAAAGAAATGATGGAAGAGTGGCGCCGTTAAAAACAAGGAGAGCGTATAATACAATGGCTCAAGTTCAAACAAAAGACGGATTCATCCTCGAGATTCCTCAAGGTCTCGTGGATGAATGTGAAACGCTCAAGATGGTCTGTGAAATGACGAACTGTACGGGGGATACGTGGGCCCCTTTGCCAAACGTGGACGCAGCCACTATGGAGACGGTCATACGCTTCTTCGAATCCGAGTCCCTTCCGGAATTTACGGACCTGTACCCTCTTTTGGAAGCGGCGGACTATTTGGGGTACGAGAAACTCCTTGATAAGGGGTGTAAATCGTTTGCCGAATCGCTCAAAGGTCGAGATCCAAAAGAAATTCGGCGCCTGTGTGGCTTAGAGGAGCCTGACGCGTAGAGATCAATGGACGAACTAGCTACCGAACTCGCGACGAACGGGTATGCCCATTCGCGTCCCAAACAGTGTTTGAATGCCATTTACGCCGAAACGTTGCAGGATGGTCAGTATAGTGCCGAGGCGCGCCAAGCCGCTGATCGACTTGCCAAGTTTCTTCCGACATATGGAACATGGACCATCGAACAGATTCTCAATGCGACACCGAAGTAAAGTTAGGCTCTTGGCGTCCGAGCTAGGCGCCTTCTATAAGCCCGCTGAATGTTTATGGCGGCAGATATGTTCCTCATGAGCTTGTTTAGTTTTGTAAGGTTCATAGTAGGGGTGATAATATTTGTATTAGAGTAACGATTATTCTTGGTATAACCAAGTTTACGCACTATTCGAGTACTTATCGGAACAAAATTCTTATTGGACCTAGCCTCGCTGATCGAGATACCCTTTTTTTTGGCAATAGATCTTGCAATAGTATTATTCGTATTTGTTCCAAGCGGGTGTGTTATGTAATTCACCCCCGACTTGAGTAGAGCCTTTGTCACTATGCCACGAATGAGAGTCCCTAGGTTCTTTCCCCTATAGTTGGGGTGTGTTTGTCCTTCAAATTCGGCAACGATACGGTTACTATTATTTTGGGATAAATACACATTCATATTAGCGGCAATCTTGTTATTGTTCTTTAAATTCACATGAAATGCATTACTAAAAGATCTAACATTCAACTTGTAGTTTCTTGGGATTCTGGTGCGTTGAGGGTCACGAAGGTATCCAACCGTATTCCGCGTCACTGTGGTTTCGTTCTTCATATATTCACTAAACATTTTTTCCAAACAAACCTCTCAACGCGACGCCGAAGTAATTTTATTCGTATCAATTATGGTGGCGAATCTTCAAACCACTGTAATGAAATTCATGGCTATACGAAGAGCGCTCGGACGCGCACAGGGAGGGACGGGGTTCAGAGGTTTCGTTGGAGCATATGCTCTCTTGGGTAAAAATGCACCCGCGTACGGAAGTATAATGTACAATTATGAACGGGCGATAAATCTTTTCGGAGACGATATAACTAGTCACCAGCTTGCTCACGATTATTTCGGACTTCATCCAGAGATGCGTCAGTACGTAACTGAGGCATATAACAAACTTCCTATTCTTCATAATCAACTGAACAAAATTGCGCATAAGATTGTAACGGTTCGTAAAATGCAGAGGATTCGTCGTTCGAGTGTACAACAAAGAAATAAGAGGGAGAAGAATGCGAAAATGATTACGGCGATCCGCGCCGTGAAAAGTCTGCCCCGAAATATGGCAAATAAAGAAATAATGAGAAACGTGTATGCCAACCTTCACAAAAGCAAGACTCCATACGGCCCTCTGACGGAAATGAACGAAATCAAGCGTATGTTAAGGAGTTATCCTAAGTACTTTACATATTAAAGTTCTTCAACCTGTTATTACTAACGAATGAAACCACGGATCTTTGAACGGATCGCCCTCCACGCGGATATAGACACGCGGAGGGCGATCGGGATCGCACCGCGTAAGCTTGTTTTACCTTTTTTGGATCTTCCATTTAATTCAAAAGAATATACGGATCTAACTCAAGGTAAATGTCGATGTATTAAACTCCGTAATGCAAGGTTGTACATCGAACAGTCTGATATATCTTGGCAAATTGGTACAGATGATTTCAAGACATGTCGAAGTTATTCTTTTAATCGAGATGATGGACGCGCGGGTTTTTATGCCCTTCTCGTTATGACTCATTCTCAACATCCAGACTTTCACGATGACGGGTCGTTTAAAAGGTCTAGACCTTTCTTGTTCAATGAATAACAGAATCCTTGAACGGATCGCCCTCCACGCGGATATAGACACGCGGAGGGCGCTCGGGTTCGCACCGCGTAAGCTTGTTATTCCATGTTTAAACATAAGGATTCCAGAGGAACACAAGCTCGGACATCTATTTCGAGTCGAATTTGACTCTGGTACTCTGATTTTCTGGCCTTACAAAGATTTATCTTACGAAACAAAGTGGATCATAAATGGAAATACGGTTTCGTCGTTGTTTATAAAAAACGGGTCTATTGAGATATCTAGAAATAATTGGACGGCTAACTCTGAGAGGTACACTCACCCCGACTTTCACGATGACGGGTCGTTTAAAAGGTCTAGACCTTTCTTCGTCAATGAACAGTAGGATCTTTGAACGGATCGCCCTCCACGCGGATATAGACACGCGGAGGGCGCTCGGAGTATACAATAAAATAAAGGTGCCCTATCTCCGTATTGGTCCCTCTTGTATATGGAGGTATGACCCGCACCTCAGAAAAGCTCTTTTTTTCAACGCCGACCCGAGAGAGTATGAGTTCGAGGTCCATGAAGGACTCGAGTTTGATGGCGAACACTGGACGTATGCAGAGAATGGACGAGTTCGGTCTACGTGGAGGCGCCGAAATGGGAAGTACGTATATACGGACGTCCCACCTCTCCCGGGAACGCGGTTTTTGTTCGGACAGAATCCTGAATACGGAGTCATTGACATGTAGCTTTTTTGTTTTCAATTTGTGGGCGGGGTGGGCAAAAACGGACCCCAAGGAGATGGCGGTTCTTCCGGCCATGACACTGGAGGAATCATGCTCAGAGTTCGAAGAGTACTTCTAAACGTTTTCCAATCGTCAACGTTCGAAAGACCCGTGTCTGGAAGCATTGTAAAGTCAGACTTTTGAAGACACGTGTCTCGATAGGCTGTGTTTGCCTTTATTTTCTGTTGTTGAAGTGCATCTTCGTCTATACTTATCGTGTAGACCCCATCCGTACAAGTCACTTTTAGAGGGTTTCCATATATAGAATTATCAAATGGGACTATTATGTGATCACACTCCCCGTATTTCGTTCCTTCTGGTACATAATCAACAACTAAGAGCTGTTTTGGGTCAACCACTGCATCCATTACTATCGTATAGAAATTTATACGTATTCGTTGACGTACACAATGGTAGTTTCTCCCCACAAATTTAGACCGTAGCGACCTTGATACCCCGTTCCTGAAGAACCAGCAACTTGAACATTTATAGTTATTGTACTACCAGTCGAATATCCTGTATTAGAAAATGTATAATATATACATTTTGTAGTTGTAATTTCAAAAAAGCCGTTATCGGAGCGTACCCAAGATCTCGTCTCGGTTGTCGGTGTAAAGCCACCAGTCGCTGAAGAACTTACTGTTATTCTTCCAGATGTTGCAAAATATGATGTGGTTCCATTATTATTTCCGACTGCATGACCCAATTGCATATAAGCTATAACTTCAATAGTACTATTTTGATTTACGCGTGTGTACGTAAAACTATAAGATGTGGCATAAATTGAATCAAAAGCTGAGTAACTGTACCCCGTACTATTTTGATTGACAACGGTTGATATGTACCTTTTGAGCAACTGGTTTCCAGATGATGTGAGATATTGATTACCCGTGACGCGTTCTGATCCGTTCACGTCAAGAGTATACCCCGGACTTGTTTGATTTATTCCGAAGTTTCCGTTTGCAATTAATGTCATTCGTTCCGTCCCAGGCGAGGTTGTGTTACCACCGGTATAAAAATGCATGTTGTCATCTGTAGATATACGGAGATCACCATCATCGTAAATTCGAGAATATCCATTTCCCCAATGAATTCCAGCCCCGCCTGTTGGTAAGTTAATTCCTGCAAGGCTTGTAGATGTACCTGTAAATCTCATAACACCGTTTACCTCGAGAGCCGACCCGGGATTCGTGAGACCTATACCGACATTACCACCTGCAGCATTCAAAATTAAAGGGCTCGTTCCTGTTCCGTAAATCATAGATTGGATCAGGCCAATGTTATTCGATGTGTCATACATGAGTGCTAAACGTTTGTCTGGATTTGAAGCACCAACTGCGGCAATTTGACACGCAAAGTCACCTGCATAAAGGCTACCGTTTAGGTAGACGTCATTTGCTGAAAACAACTTTGGTGATGTCCGCGCACTCGACGTCCCGATACCGACATTACCGCCTTGCGTTATGTTTAATGCCCCCCAATAATTACTTCCTCCCCACAAACCAAAAACTCCATTAACATTACTTATAGCCATATCAAAAAAGTAAGATGTAGATGCATTGTTTTGAGTTACTTGGCGAATAGTTCTTCCATATGAAGTTTGACCAGCTGTTAACTGTCTTAAATCGGAGTAAATATAAATAGGAGTATTTCCACCAACAACATCGTTACCGTAATAACTCAATTGAGTTGTGTTCATTGCGCTTGAACCCGATGTCCCTATTTGAAGTGTTGAAGTAGGATTGTTAGTCCCTATACCTACGAGATTACTCGTACTCAAAAATATGTTTGCGGTTGAAGCTGCAACGCCAGAACTTACAAGGTACAAAACGTTACCGGCTGATCCGGAAGGAGCAGTCCCTGAACCCGTCGCGCCTTGAATTCCCGTCGCGCCTTGAATTCCCGTCGCGCCTTGAATTCCCGTCGCGCCTTGAACTCCCGTCGCGCCTTGAACTCCCGTCGCGCCTTGAACTCCCGTCGCGCCTTGAACTCCCGT